AAAACAGAACAACCCCTCACGTATAAAGAAATGGTGAACGCAACGGCTAACGACCCGGATATATGGAAACGTTATAAGGCTGTAAAGCGTGAAGGTGAACGTGAAGCGATATTTATTCCAATTAAAAACAATGCCTAAACCCACAGACAATATGACAACAGAATCAAAAGGAAATATGTATCCAGGGGTTGTAACTTGGAATCCGCTTGCCGGAAAATGCTTACATGAATGCAGTTATTGTTCAACCAATGCATTAAAGCGATACCCGGTAATTCAGTCAAAGTATTCCGGTGAAATAAGGCTGGATTATAAGGCACTTAGTAAAAACCTGGGTAAGGGTAAAACTATTTTTGTTGTGGCTCAGAATGATTTATTTGCCGAAGGCGTACCGGATAGCTACATTGAAGAAATCTTAAATTATTGTGGCAGGTTTGATAATACTTATTTATTTCAGTCTAAGAATCCCGATAGATTTATTAACTGGATTCAATGGTTCCCAGAGAAAACAATCCTTTGTACTACTATTGAATCAAACAGACAATATTTACAGATGGGTAATTCGCCTCATCCCTTTGATCGGGCTCATGCTATGGGTAGTATCACTACATTTAAAAAGCAAGTTACAATAGAGCCTATTATGGATTTTAATCTTCATTTATTAGTCAGCCTCATTAAAATGGCCGCTCCTAATTCTGTTAATATTGGAGCAGATAGCAAACATAATGGTTTATCTGAACCTTCAAAAGAGAATCTTCTGGCCCTGATTGATGAGCTTAAAAAGTTCACAGTGATTGATCAGAAACGGAATTTAAACAGATTATTAACCTAAAATGAAAGACAATATGACAACACCATTATTGATTATCCGGATAGTCTTTGACTATTTCGGAATCGGACTTGATTTACAAACCGATAAAACCCGCAAACGTGAAAAGGTACAGGCCTGTCAAGTGGCTATGTACTACATTGATAAGTTTACAGGCCAGACGCACCAAACGGTGGCGGGATACTTCGGGAAAGATCACTCAACATTTAATCATTCAGTCAAGACGGTTAATAACATGATTGACACTGACCGAAGGTTCAGGGAAGATATTAATAAGATTTATAGTAAGCTTCTGGCCAGTCTTGGTGTTAATGAATTTGAGAGATATGCAAATTTTGATACTGACAATGTTTAAGCTATGGAAACAAAAATCGAATCCCAAAACGCCCGTATTCTGGCTTACCTGAAAAGTGGCCGGAAGATAACCTGGTTAGATGCTTTATACCAATTTGGTTGTGCAAACCTTCAGGCTCGTATTTATGACCTAAAAAAGAAGGGTATAGCTATTGAGGGAGAATGGAAAGTGATTACCTCCCCGGCAGTTTACAGCGGCAAAAAAAGAGTAAAACAGTATTGGATTAAAAAAGCAGAATAACATGGCACTAAATAAAAATTGGATATTTGAAATTATTGATAAGACTTCTGTCTTTGCCAAACAACTTATAACTGATCATTTTGATCGGCATGAATCAGATAGTATTATTAGTAAAGGTGAAGCAAAAATATTAAATGAAATTTATGGCACCTTATGGATGGATGCTTATTATGATCCACCAAGTGCAGAGATTCAAAAATATGCCAAACCGATTGCAGATAAATTATCAGTTCTTAACAAGACATTAAAATTTAAAGAATAAATGAAACTCCTCCTATCCGACACAATTGAGGCCGACAGCTCAGCATACGAGCGGGCAAAAATAACGAAGCGACAGGTTAAGAAATTCAAATCGCCTGACCTGAATAAGTGCTATCAGATCAATATCCCTGACCTCAGGTTGACTTATTACTGCCGGTCAGTAAAGCGGATGAACGCAAAACTGAAAGAGCTGAAAAAACAATATCCGGAAACGGAAATAATCTGCAAAGAGAAATGAAATACACTAATCAAATACTATTTGGTGATGTAGACATCCGGGGCCTGGTAAGTACAAATAAATACCTTCGCCCTGCAACTATCCTGTTTACTTTGCCAGTTGCTGTCTTTGGCCTGATAGCGTTTTCATGCGCTTTGCCATTTGCAGCTACAATGGACTTCGGACGTTACCTGAAATATAATTACCACCACCAGGTAAGATTATACCACCGGACAAACGGAATAATAGAAATGGTTGCATCGCTGACAAAAGATAAGCAGCTGAGGGCAATAACCTGTAAACAATTAATCGATATGATATGATGCTGGTAAAAATCGCAGGTATGTATAACAGTCTAAAATGCAATTCCCTTCCAAAAGGGAAGCGACACCATCGAGGGATGCCACAAGGTGTTACCCGAGAGCAATATCAGTTAGTTATACACCAGCATTTTTTATTAACCAAATTAATCGAAATGATATGATAGCAATGATAACTTACATAGTAATCCCGGCCTGGTTTATCGGGCTTGTGACGGGAATGTTAATGCAACGTGAAATCAATCAAATAACCATCAAATCAGAATAACATGGCATATTTCGCAAACGGTACGGAAGGAATAGTATTTGACGAACAATGTTCAAAATGCAAATATGGAGCCACCTATTGCCCTATCGCATGGGTACAGATGGAATACAATTATGACGCCTGCAATAATAAAGTAGCAAGGGCTATTCTTGATGAGCTTGTAAAAGATGATGGAACTTGTGAGATGTATAAATATTTTGAATGTGACTTTAAAATACCAGAATAACATGGACAAAGAAAAACGACTGAGAAACATTATCAAGTTAGTAAAAGAGGCAAACACGCCGGATAAAAGGAGCTTTGAGGAAGCTGAACTGGAAGCAGAAATACGGAAAGTAATATTTAATCATTATCTGATAGATGATACTGTTAAAGGTATTGCAAAGCTCTTTAAATCTCTATTAAGATCAGAACTTATTGCTTATGAAAATTGGGTAAAAGAAATAAGTAGCAATTTAGATGGGGAACAAATAATTGCAACTACAGATGAATTAGTTGATGAATATTTAAAACAGAAGAAATGAAAGAATCAATGTATTATCAAAAAGTGATTATCAACAGCGAAGATGATCTGCCGAAAGAAGAAGGTGTCTATTTTGTTCATTATAAAAAATATGGAGAAGGAGCAACTCATATTTATTTAACAAATCTTGCACGAAAACATACATGGTTAACAGAGATTGACTGGTATCTTCAGCCAATAGAGATCAAGTTTCCAAGTGAGGATGAATTAGCAATCGAACTTATTGCGAGAACAGCTAAAACGGGCGGACGGAATAGTAGAGGATATAATATATACAGGAATGCCTTTATTGATTGTTATAATTGGATAAAACAAAACAACAAATGAAAACAACCAGAATTTATACTGATGGATGCAAGTGGTGCAATGCTGCTGGATTTGTTAAAATTCCTAATCCAGGGTTTATGACATCGGCACTTACTGGTATTTGCCCGGTATGTAATGGAAATAAAACTGTAATAGTAACCGAAACGATTGAAAATAACTTAACAATCAAAGAAGATGAAGTCAATAAAAACCGTGAATGAGTTTTGGAATAGTCAAATCCCTACAGATGCAAATCAATGTTATGTAAGTGATTTTTGGGCATCTCATTTTAATATGAATGATCTGTTAAGTTTTGCAGAAGCCTATGCAAAGTATTACTCCGATCAGCTTGTACTGACAGATGAAGAGATAGAAAAAATTATTATGGCCAAGCCTTATAATTGGCATGACAGGGCATTTTTCAGACAGGGTATGATAGATTATCGTGACGAACTTAAAAAGAGGAGAAATGAACATTAGTGACCTATCTCAATTCCTAAATCAGCACGGACGAATAGTTTATACCAATAAGCTTGGAGAGTCAAATATCTTGTACGGCTATATCCGTGAGGTAAACTGTGATCATGTGGTGTGGCAGGATAATGAGAAGCCCGATAAGTTTAAGATTCGGAATGTGAAGTCGTTTGATATAATGAAATTACCAATAGCGAAGTAATAATTTGGTTTATTAAAAAATGCTTACCTTTGTAAAGCAAACAAAGATTTAACAAAGGATGGCACGAAAAGGAGGAACACCGGAAAATTTAAGGCCATGCAAGCCCGGAGAAACTCATAACCCCAATGGTCGGCCTCGTGTATTACCAGAGTTAAAAGAAGCCTTGAGAGTTATCCTCTCAGAGGAAAAAAACGGTAAAACAAATCTTGAAGCTATAATAGAGAGGCTAAGTATACAAGCTAAAAAAGGCGACATTCGGGCTATACAGGAAATACTTGACCGGTTCTATGGCAAGGTAAAACAACCACTCGACATTGATCTTGATAAGGAGGTAAATGTAACATTCACGAAAAAATGAATGTCAGCATCGAAACCACCGGGATCTATTTCAAAAACATCGAAGCTCAGACGAGATACGTTTTCAACCCCGGAGGTACAAGATCATCAAAGACCTATTCAATTAACCAGGTTATTTACACGCTGGCAGCTCAAAGCAAAAAAGCTGAAGTATTATCAATCGTCTCGGAAACAATGCCACACCTTCGCAAGGGCGCTATGCGTGATTTCTTCGGCTTCCTGAAAAACAATAACCTTTACTTTGAGAAGGATCATAATAAGTCGGATAATATCTACAAGGTTAATAAGTCGATAATAGAGTTCTTTTCAGTTGATACTCCCGGCAGGGTCCATGGCCCTGAAAGAGATTATCTGTTTGTTAACGAGCTTCAGTATGTCCAGTACGACACGTTCTTTCATATGGCACAGCGAACCCGAAAGCGTATCTTTGCCGACTGGAACCCTGTTAGTGAATTTTGGGTTTACCCTGAGTATATCGACAATGCGCAATACAAAAATGACTTAACGGTCATTCATTCCACGTTATACGATAACCCGTTTCTGGCAGATGAGATAAAAACGGATATACTTCGCCGTGCAGAGCGTGACCCGAACTACAAGCGTGTATACCTTGAGGGTAAGATCGGACAGCTTGAAGGTGTTATTTATCCTAACTGGTCATACGGGGATTTTGATGACAGTCTACCGTTTGGGTACGGGTTAGATTTCGGATTTCATCCTGACCCTGATGCGATGGCCAAAATAGCTGTTGATGAAAGCAGGCGAAGGATTTACGCAAAGCAATGTTTTTACGCAAATAATCTGCAGGTATCAAAACTTAAAGAGGAAGTTAAAGTATTTGCCCGTGCTCACGATCTAATCATTGCTGATTCGGCAGATCCACGAATGATCTCAGAGCTCCGGGGATCGAACCTTAATATCAAACCGATTAAGAAATACGATGGTTCAGTTCTGGAAGGTATCCGGCTGGTACAGGACTATGAGATCATTGTTGACAAGGAATCAACTGAGCTTGTTAGATCGGAAGA